AATGGTTGAGTTCTACTTTGATGAGAAGCAAGAGGATGATGTTGAAGTTGCAGTGTATGAAACATTTGAACGTGTAGTAGAGACCAATGGTGAGTTCCTGTGGCCTAAGCAACGCAGAAGTGACGGTAAGACCTTTGGTTTTGATGAGAGGGAACTAGCTCGTAAGAAGGCTAAGTATCTAGACGTTACTCAGTTCTATGCTCAATATTACAACAACCCTAACTCAGTAGAAACTCAACAAATTGATAAGGGTAAGTTTCAATACTATAATAGAGAGAACCTAGAGAATATCAGTGGTAGTTGGTATGTAGGTGATAAGTCATTAACTGTTTATGCTGCTATGGACTTTGCTTACTCAATTCATAATACTGCTGACTTCACTGTTATTATGGTTGTAGGTGTTGATGAAGATAGTAACTACTACATCTTAGATATTGAGAGATTTAAAACTAATAAGATTAGTCAGATGTATACTAAGGCTGAAGCAACCTATCGTAAGTGGAAGTTTAAGAAGATGAGGGCAGAGGCTGTAGGTGCTCAACGTCTAATCATCCAACAGTTTAAGGAACATATGCGTAGTCAACAAGTTGTATTCACAGTGGATGAATACTATCCTCCACCAAGTATGAATAAGGCTGAACGAATCGCTGCAACACTAGAACCTCGCTATAGCAACAATATGATTTGGCATTACAAGGGTGGTAATTGTCAGATCCTTGAAGAAGAGTTGGTATTTGCAAATAGTGAACACGATGACGTTAAGGATTGTTTAGCCGCTTGTATTGATATTGCTAAACCATCTGTATCACATAACTCATGGGCTAAGAAGAAAAACAATGTTGTATATCATTCTAAGTGGGGTGGGGTTCAATTCGCATGAATAACGTATTTCAAACACCGTATGACAAAGATGTATTGGCAGTGAAGATTGCTGATATGTGGGTTAAGTGGGACTCAGCACGTATCCCTTGGAAGAGTGATAAGCAAGAGTTACGTAACTACCTATTTGCCACTAGCACCAGGGATACTAGCAATAGTAAACTCCCTTGGAAGAATAGTACCGTCACTCCTAAGTTAACTCAAATCCGTGATAACCTCCATGCTAATTACATGGCTGCTCTGTTTCCTAATGAAGACTGGTTCTATTGGGAGTCTACAGATAAGACTCCAGAGTTAGTTAAGAAACGGGCTGCAATTATTAATTATATGAAGCAGAAACTGAAGGCTAGTAACTTCCAGCTTTTAGTTAGTCAAATGGTTTATGACTATATTGACCAGGGTAATGTGTTTGTTACACATGACTACGTTCGTGACATTGTAGGTACAACTGTTCGTTACATTGGCCCTAAAGCCTATCGCCTAGACCCAGGTGATATTGTCATGAATCCTGTTAGTGATACCTTTGACAATAGCCCTGTTGTACGTCGTATGCTTAAGAGTGTTGGTGACTTACTAAATGATGTAGAGACTAAACCTAGTCTTAAATATGATAAGGCTGTAATTGCTAAGGTAATGCAATACCGTCGTGAGTTACGTGATGATCCAGAGATGCGTAAGAGTACCAACCTATCAATTGATGGATTTGGTTCTATTGATGATTACCTAGATAGTGATATGGTTGAACTCTTAGAGTTCTGGGGTAACATCTATGATCCTATCTCACAGAAGTTATACAAGAATCAAATTATTACTATTATTGATCGTATGTTTGTACTTCGTATGAAGGAGAATGATAACTGGTTGGGTGGTAAACCCATGTATCACTGTGGGTGGCGTCTACGTCCTGAGAACCTATGGGCTCAGGGTCCATTAGATCAACTTGTGGGACTACAATATCGCATTGACCATTTAGAGAATCTAAAGGCAGATGTATTTGATCTCATTGCTTATCCAGTTATTAAGATCAAGGGTAACACTGTAGAAGAGTTTGAATATCGCCCAGGTGAGATGGTGTTTGTTGGTGATGAGGGTGATGTGGAATTTCTACGTCCTGATGCCACGGCGCTACAGGCAGATATTCAGATTAATGAGTTGATGAACCGTATGGAGGAACTAGCAGGGGCACCTAAGCAGGCTATGGGTATTCGTACCCCAGGTGAGAAGACTAAGTTTGAAGTACAAACTCTAGAGAATGCTGCTGGACGTATCTTCCAGAGCAAGGTTAGTTGGCTAGAACGTAACATCCTAGAACCCCTACTAAATGGCATGCTGGCTGATGCTGTGTCTAATTTTGAGGGCGTAGAACGCATTAGAAGTGTAGACAAGGACTTTGGTACTGAAATCTACGTTGAAGTCACCAAGGACGATCTGATGGCTTCTGGCAAGCTCTATCCTATGGGTGCTCGTCACTTTGCAGAGCAAGCTAAGTTTATTCAAGAGTTGGCACAAACAATTCAAGTTGTACAGGCTATTCCAACTGTTGCTGCGCATATGTCTGGTAAAGCCATTGCCCGTGCAATTGAAGAGAATATGGGTTGGTCTAATTACATGATTGTTCAAGATAACATCTCAATCATGGAACAGGCTGAGACTCAACGACTTATTAACCAGGCTTCAGAAGATATTCAAACTGAGGCACAAGTAAACCCTGAGGCACCAATGCCAGAACAAAATGAACAACCTCCTTCTCAGTAAACGTCCAAAAGAATCTACAACAGATGAGTTTGTAAGGGCATTTAACAATGCTTCATATGTACTGGAACCACTAGCAAAGGTGCTACAGGAACTAATGCTACAGAACGATAAAGTGAATAAGGACGACTTTAACTGTCCTAACCATTATGCAAAACTGGCATTTCAGGCGGGGGAAAATAAGGCTTATGCCTTTATCCTGTCTCTCTTGCCTAAACCTTGACCAGAGGAATTAAATGTCAGATACAGTATTTGAAGGGGTGACCACTCCTGTTACACAGCCTCTTACGACCACAGAGGCACCGTCGCTGCTTACGGCCCTAGTAGGGGAAACACAGAAGTATAAAACACCAGAGGAACTAGCCAAAGGTTATGCCAATGCAGAGGAATTCATTAACACTCTCAAGAGTGAGAATGCTTCTCTTCGTACACAGGTACAACAGGCTAAGAGTTTTGATGATGTTTTAGCCAAGTTGGGTGAACGACAAAGTATTCCTGATGACACTCAGGTTGAACAAGTTTCTACTGAATCAATTGCTCAAATTGTGCAACAACAGATTACTGGAATGGAAGCCGCTAAGACAAGTAAGGCCAATCTCCTGAAGGCTGACAAGGCCATGAAGGAACGGTTTGGTGAAAAGGCAGGTGAAGTATTTGCCCAAGTAGCTGCAACTCCTGAACTTAAGGAAGTGTATACAAAACTAGCAGCAGTTGATCCGGATAAGTTTGTTGCTTTGTTTGCTCCACAACAAGACTTCGCAGGGAATCAAGTTGATGTGAGTACCGTGAACACCGCTGGTGCTTTCCAAGCATCTCCGCGTGTTGAAGAATGGAGTAAGGCATGGGTTACTAAGGTCCGTCAGGACAACCCTAAGAAGTATTGGAGCAGTGGTTTCCAAGCTGAACTTGCTCAGAATGCAACTAAATATTTTCGTTAAGGAGAAAATAAATGGCTGGTATGGATTATTCAAAGGTTAATGAGAACCTAGTACGCTCAGAACTCTGGTCAAGTGAACTAAAGGATGTTCTGCAAGAACGTCTAATGGCCGATGGCATGGTGCGTTGGCTACAAAACTTCCCAGATGGTAATGCTCTAACCATTCCCTCAATTGGTGAACTACCTATGCGAGAAGTATCAGAGGGCACTCCTGTTGCCTATGATGCCATTGACACTGGTGAGTTCCAACTAACAATTGATCGTTATGTTGAGAGTGGCACCTACATCACCGACAAGGCAAAGCAAGATGCCTATTACGCTCAACAACTCATTGGCATGTTCCCTGCCAAGATGCGTCGTGCCCTAGATGAGAATATGGAAGGTTCTGTTCTTTCTCTAGCTAATACCCAAACTATTAGTGATCCTAATAGCATTAACGGTGCTTCACATCGTTTCATTGCTTCTGGTTCATCAAATACCGTACTTGCACTAGATGACTTCTCTAAGGCTAAGTATGCCCTAGATAAGGCTGCTGCATTCGGTTCTCGTGTTGCAATCATTGATCCCTCACAGGAATACGTGTTTAACAACCTAGTGGGTGCTCAGGCATTCATTAACAACCCAGCATTCCAGGGTGTTATTCAAACTGGTTTCAGTGATAGTGGTATGCGCTTCATCCGTAACTTCTTTGGCTTTGATGTGTATGTTAGTAACTTCCTTGCTACACCCACTGACACCGCTATTAACGCTGATGCTCGTGGTTCTGTCTCAACCCCTGCTACCCCAGTCAGCAACATCTTCATGACCACTGGTGGCGATCTAACCCCCTTCGTAGGGGCCTATCGTCAGATGCCTCGTGTTGAATACGAGCGTAACAAAGACTTACGTCGTGACGAGTATGTTATGAATGCTCGTTTTGGCCTAAAGCTCTATCGCCCAGAGTGTCTAGTGTCAATCATCACCAAGTCAACTATCTAAGTAAAGGAGTTTATATATGGCTCGCAAAGGTTCATGGTCTAATCCTGACGGTCTTGTCGTAGGTTTTGGTCCCAATACCCCTGAAAAGGGTGCTCAAACTACCGAGAGTGACAACTCCCCTGTAAAGGCTGCTGTTATTCGCTTTGACTACACCCAAGTTAATACTGCTGCCACTGGCTCTATTAACTGGACTGCACCAGCAGGTAGTAACGTAATTGCTGTAGAACTGGTTGTAGATCAGGCATGGGCTGGAGGCACTGCTCTAATCTTTGGTGACGCAACAACCACCACTGGTTTCATTGATGCCACTCAAGGTGCCCTGGCTAACCTAACCGCTGGCGCTAAGCTTGTTGGTTCTGGTGTCTATACCAAGGGTGCTACTGATGCTGTTGCTCAGGAATTCAAGGTGTATGCGGCTGCAACTGTAACCAGTCTACTTCGTACTGGTACTTTCACTGCTGGTTCAGCAACTCTGAAGATCACTTACATCTAAACAATGTAAGTTGGAGACCCTGTGGAAACATAGGGTCTCCCTTTTTATTTAGGAGAAACATGGCCACGATTCAACACTCTAGTATTCCAGACGGACAAAGGCACGAACCAAAAGGTATTTCCACTGCTACCAATAAACAAGTTTATGTTGCTAATGGAAGTGCTAGTGGTGCTTGGTCAAAACTAGGGCCTATTAGTTTAGCTGGTGTAGCAACAAATGGTACAGCAGGACAGTTCGTAGCTGTTGATGGTACTGGTAACTTTGTACTTGCAACTGCTGCACATGGTTCTATTTATTTCTATAACGTAGGTACTCCCTATGTATTAACTTATCCTTCCACAGCAACTAAGATTGCACCGACTACAATTATTAAATCAGGTAATGTTCTTATTACTGGTGATACCAGTGGTAGGCTTACTTATAATGGTCTAGCACCAACTTCTATTGACCTTGTATTCAATATCTCAGCAGATCAAAACGTAGGTGCAATTCGTGATTTAGAGTTCTCCATGTTTAAGAATGGAGCAGTTATTCCAGGTAGTCAATGTATTGTTACAACCTCAAGTGGAGAGAAACACGCATTCTCTATGCACGCTGATGTACAGGTTGTATTGAATGATTACTTAGAAGTGTTTTGTAAGAACTATGGCGCTAGTGGTGATGTACGTATCTTTGCTTTCTCACTATTTGCTACTACTGCTGGGGCATAATTATGAAGATGAGTCTTCTAGATATTACACAGAATATTCTTAGTTCCCTTGACTCTGACCCAGTAAGTGATATTGATGAGACAGTTGAGAGTCAACAAGTGGTTGAGATTATTAAAGAGAGTTACTATGAATTGATGAGTTCACGTCAATGGCCTCATCTACGTGTCTTGACAACTCTAATAGGTCTTGGTGATGTAAGTAATCCTACCAAGATGAAGATTCCAGATACAATGAACAAGACCTATTGGGTGAAATACAACGAGGTTGAAATGACCTACTTGACACCTGATGACTTCAACACTATGATTGCTCTAAGGACCCCAGGGTCAACAGTAGACTCTAATGGTTATGGTTTACTTAAAGACCCTAGTTACTATACCTCTTATGATGATGTATATTTAATCTTTGATTCTAGGACTTCTAGTTTAGATAACACATTACAACAAAGTAAGAGTAAGGTGTATGGGGTTAAGGAGGCATCTTGGACTCTAAGTAATACCTTTACTCCTGATATTCCAGAGAAGTTCTTCCCTGTATTACTTGCTGAAGCTAAGGCTCAAGCCTTTGTAAACCTAAAGCAACAGAGTAATGTTAGAGAAGAACGTAAGGCACAACGAGGCAGGGTTATGATTAGGAATGAAGCCTGGAAGAATAAACTAGGTGAACCTGTATATAACTCTAAAGTCAACTATGGTAGAAAGTAAGTAAGGAAACAACATGGCAACCAAAAAAGAAATCCTATCAGCACGTATTGCATCTGGAGAACAAACACTAAAGGTTTATAACGAGAGTCCGTATAAAAATAAAGCAATGGATACTAAGACACGTAAAGACATTACAAGTACATTACAAGAAAATAAACGAGAACTAGAAGATGTTACTAAATTAGAGGATGTAAACAAGCATAAAAAAGGAACCATGTAAATATGGCAACCAAAAAAGTAACATCTGCTCCTTATAGGAAAAAAGAATCTTTTTTAGAAGAATCCGAAAACGAAATTAAAGCTAATAAAGCAGCAGATTTATATCGCCCAGGTCGAGATGCTATTGAAAATGTTTATCCAGAAGAAGCACTTGTTCCTGCTGCACGTAGCGTAGCAAAAGGAACAAAGAAAGTAGTTGAAACTGTATCTAATAAACTAGATATGGTTACACGTCCAAAAGTAAGTAATACAGTTGTTCGTCCACAAGAAACAAAACAAACGCTTTTTTCTGGTAGGATTCCAAAAAGTGAAGAAGACGTTACTCATGCTTATAGAAAAGTTTCTTCTCGTGAATTAAAAGACATTACAGATTCTGGGTTTGCTAGGCGAGACCCTAATCCAGAGTTATCAAAACGTACTTGGGAAGATGATAACAAATGGTGGAGTGCTGGGGATAAAGAAGGCACCTATGGACGGAACTGGAACAAAGGTGATGGCACAACTATTCGTACTACAAAAGATAAAGTTCCTGAAAATCGAGCAGTACGCTCTAAAGATTTAGAAATTCTTAATCCAGAAACAAAAGCATTTGAACCATTAAAAGATGTTAACAAGCATAAGTGGAAAGGAATTATGTAATGGCAACCCTTAAACAGAAAGAACAACAAGATCTTAAAGACTTCTTTGCTAAGGCTGAAAAGAAAGTAGAAGAAGTAGAGGTTACTGTTAAATATGAAATGCCTGAAGAACCTAATAATCTTAAAGATGTGAACCAGCATAAAGGTAAAGGATATATGAAATGAGTGATGTTAAATCTACTATGGATGGTATTTATGCTCGTAAGCAAGAGAAAGTATTAAAGGATAAGGCACGAGAGATTGAGAAGAAAGAGAATGGCTTTATTAATAGTCTCTTAGTTGAATACCTCCCTACTGGCCTATATCGCTGTCGTTATGAACTTGGTGGTCCAGTGCCAGCAGAGTTTGAGGGTAACTTCACCAATCGTCAACGTCTAGTATCCCTAGCAACAAGTCGTTGGGGTAATGCTAGTAAACTTAAGTTTGCCTAATATATGTCAGCACAAGGTCACGTTGAAGATAGTTTCTCCTTTATCAAGGGACTGGTAACCGAGGGTGGGTTCTTTGTTCACCCAAAGAATGCTTGGAAAGAGGGCTTTAACGTCACACCCAACGTAGACGGCTCTATCGAGCGCAGGAGCGGTTTAGACTACGAGGTGCTACCCCAGTACTACCCTGCCTCCATTGACGCCTCTGAGCGCGATCTATGGGCCTTCACGGTGGAGTCCTGGAGTGCTGTAGGGGGCAATGGCAACCTAGACTTCTTTGTGGTGCAACTTGGGCCTGAAGTTCACTTCTACGAAAGTGCTACAGGAACCATTAGTGCCCAGAAGAAACCATTTACTATTAATCTAAGTGACTTTGCATTTACAGGTCGTGCAAATATACCTGGTCAAGGACTTATTAAAGCAACATCTGCTTATGGTAAGCTTATTATCACTAACAAAGATTGTGAACCAATCCTAGTTATTTATAAACCTGCAACAGATACAGAAGATGAAAGTATTACAACCACTAAACTAGAATTAATTATTCGTGACTTTGATGGAATTCGTAGTCCAAAGGCAGTGACAGAGGAACTAACACAAGCAGAATGGACTACAGCATCCTTCTGGCCTCAAGCCATCTATAACCTATATAACCAAGGGTGGTCAGATACACAGATCAATGCTTACAAGGCTGCTAAACTAGATAAACTACCAGCCAATAGTAAGGTATGGATCTATGGTAAAGATACTAGTGATAATTTTGATGTTGCTGTATTAAGTAAACAAGACTTTGGTACGATGACTGCCCCTAAAGGTAGAGCATTTCTTAATGCCTTTTATCAGGATAGAGAGGCAGCACTAACAATTCTTATTGATACTAATACAGCAAATGATGTTATTTCTGATACAACTGCTGGATCTGTATTTAATGATAGTTATCCAGCCTGGGAACCAGGATTTAATAGTGGCCCTTAATTAAAGGCATGACATGACATTACCTGTTAATTATGAAACTACTCGCCCTCAGGTCTGTGCCTTCTTTGCAGGACGTGCCTGGTATGCTGGTATTAAAAGTAGTGAGAAGAGTGGATGGGTGTTGTTCTCTCAGATTGCTACCGACTTAAGTAAATTCAATAAGTGCTATCAAGAGGGTGATCCAACATCAGAGGTATTTAGTGATCTTGCAGATAACGATGGTGGCATTGTTGTTATCCCTGATGCTGGTGAAATTGTAGAACTTAAAGCATTAGGGCCTTCACTCTTAGTATTTGCTACCAAGGGTGTGTGGCAAATCATTGGTGGAGACATGGGATTCAAGGCTACTTCATACAGTGTTCAGAAGATTAGTAACACTGGTTGCGTAGCACCTAAGTCTGTTGTAGAGGTTGAAGACCTAATTATGTATTGGTCTAACAACGGCATCTATGTTATTAAACTAGATCAATCTGGTATTGCATCTGTAGAGAATTCAACTGATGTAACCATTAAATCCTTCTATCAAGATATTCCAACTATCAATAGGTTCTATGTTGATGGTGCCTATAACACCTCTGCCAAGGTTATCTGGTGGGCCTATAACAAAGATGATATTACTTCTACCTCAGAAGGTAGGTACAAGAAGAACCGCATCCTATGCTTTGATGTGCGCCTTGGTGCTTGGTATGTTTATGACATTGCCAATGGAAGTCCCCTACCAATCTCCATTGCAGTTACTAATGAATCACAAGAAACAACACAAGAATATAGTATTATTGCTGGTTTTGATGAAGTCTATGTAAGTTCAGATATTGTAGTTGCTAACATCTCAGTTATTAATTCAAGCATTAAACAGTTCAAAGTATTGACCCTTCATCCAGTGACAAGTAATAATTACTCTGTTACCTGAAGTGACT